AAGCAAAAGAGAAAAGATGGGAAAGGTTTTTTTAAGCCTGCACCATTTACTCAAATGTATTCTCTTAAAACTGTACTTGAAAAGAACAATCTAGGTTCTTGGTTTGGTTGGGAGATTGAGCATATAGGACAAGTGGAGAGCGAAGAAACAATTAAAGGTGCCTTTGACTTTTATGAGTCATGTAAAAAAGGTGCTGTCAGAGTTAACCACGGCAAAGAAGAACAAGTAGCAAAAACTCCATTCTAACATGGATCTACTTGACAAAACCCTGGAGGAGTTTATAGAACTCTTCCAGGGCTCTACTACATATTTTGGTGTTTCCAAACCAACGGGTAAGAAAAACTCTAAAGGTAAGGCAGAATTCAAACATTGGGTTGAACCTTCTCCAATGTCAAAAGAACATTGGGTGCAACATTTAAAAGGAGAAGCTTATTATGGGTCTGTCCCTATCAGAGATGATAATACATGCAGTTGGGGGGTCATCGATGTTGATCGTTATAATATACAGCATCAAGAAGTTATATCGATTATACGGAAAAGAAAATACCCACTCGTACCATTCAGATCGAAATCCAACGGACTCCATTTAATTTTATTTATTGAAGGTGCAATTCCTGCATCTGCAATGCGTAAAAAATTAATTGAATTAGCTTCTGACCTAGGTATCAATGATACCACTACAGATATTTTTCCTGCTCAAGATGAGGTGGATCTTACTCCAGATAATTGGGATGAAAAAAGAAAAGGTAACTTTGTAAACTTACCATATCAAAAAGCACATATGACAACTAGAGTTGCAATGGATGATCAGTGTAACTCAATCAACTTAAAAGATTTATATAAATTTGTATCTAAATATAGATTAAAGCCTGCTGAATTTAAAAAATTAAAAATATTTCAAGATGGTGAAACAAAAGATTATCCACCTTGTGTTGTAAACTTTATGAAAAACAAAGTTAAGAAAGGTGAAGGTCGTAATGATGCTATGTTTAACGTAGCTGTGTTAGCCAAAAAAATTAATCCAGATCCAGTTATGTATCAAGATTGGACAAGAGACATGATGGGAAAAGTGTGTGAAGAAAGATTACATCCAAAAGAATTAGAAAACATATTTAAAGGTGTTGAAAATAAAGAGTATGCTTACAAATGCAAAACATCGATTGCACGAATGCATTGTGTATCTAGTGAATGTGTGAAAAGAAAATTAGGTATTGGTGCTAATGAAGCCTTACCTGAAGTTGGTAAACTCATAAAAGTAAATTCATATCCCGAACCATATTGGATTTTACCTATTCAAGGTAAATCGATAAGATTATCAACAAAACAATTATACCAACAGCAGTTGTTAGGAGAACAACTTTTAAACTACGATATAGTATGGCGACCACTTAAACCAACTAAAAGAGATCCAGATCCGTATAGGGATTGGCTTGATGAGTTAATGTCTAACAAACAAGACATGGAGGGTTTTGATGCAACAGAGGAAGGTAGTGACGTATTTAATTCTAGAATGTCTAGATTCTTAGAAGATGTTGAGGATACAACAGAGTTTGATCAAATAGACTCTGGTAATATATGGCGTGATGAAGTTGAAATGAGATTTAAATTAGAAACATTTAGATCATTTATGAAAAAGATGGGTTACAATTGGAATGAAAAAGAATGTACAAGATTTTTAGAACAAGGTGGCGCAAAGCCAAAAGCAAAATTCAAAGGTATACAAAGCAGACATTGGATTGTACCTTTACCAAAACAACAGGAACACAAAAATAAAGATGTCAAATTTACTAAACCGAAGGCTGCGTGGGAAGACAATTAAAATATTTGGTCCTCCAGGCACAGGTAAAACAGAAAACTTACTAAAACGTGTGCAACGTTATCTTAGGCAAGGATACTCCCCTGATGAAATCTGTTACGTATCTTTTACAAACAAAGCTGTAAATGAATGTGTTGCAAGAGTAAGACAAAGATTTAAAGAATATGATGAAGATGATTTTAAATATTTCAGAACATTGCACTCTTTGGCTCGGCAGCAGTTTGCTGAAATACCTGTACTAGATCCAAAAGCTGATATGTTAATGTTTCATACTCAATACGGAACTATAAAAGTGAATTACAAAGAGGGCCATGATGATGCTAAAGTTTATAATAATTGGTCCTTACAAATATATGATAGAGCAAGAAACATGAAGGTAGATCCTGTATGGCTTTACAAACAGCAATCTAGGAAAGCTGTGAGGTTACAACAATTTAAATCAATTATAAATGGTTACGAAGAATTTAAAACAATGGAACTGGAGAACGGACAACGGACACCTGACAGATTAGATTTTACCGACATGGTGCAAAGATATATTACTGATGGTTTGGTAATACCATTTAAGGTGTTAATGGTTGATGAAGCTCAAGATCTTACACCTTTGCAGTGGGACATGGTTGTAAAGATAGCTGAAGCTGTAGACAGAGTTTACATTGCAGGCGATGATGATCAGGCAATCTATGAATGGAATGGTGCAGATGTTAATTTGTTTCAAACTTTTCCTGGCAAGTCTCTTGTTTTGAAAAAGAGTGTACGATTGAATAAGAATATACATTTTTTTTCTAGCTGCATTTTGCATTCGATGGGTAGTAATAGAATAGAGAAAGAGTTTTATTCTAATGGTAAAGATGGATCTATACAAAGATGGAATGGATTGAAGAAAGTGCCTTGGGATTTAGATGGTAGTTGGATGGTGCTAGCTAGAATAAATGATGTGAAGAGAGAGCTGCAGCAGGAGGCAAAGAACCTTGGCCTATACTATCAAGATCAAAAGAATAATAAATCGTTTGATCCGAATCAATTCATGGCGATTCAATTATGGGAGAAAGTTTGCGAGGGTGGTGCGATAGCACGAGAAGAAGCCTGTATCATGTATGAATATTTATTAAACATAGACCACGGATACCGGTCACAGGACAGCAAAAAATGGTCTTTTGCACACCCAAATCAAGTGTTTACTTTTGACGAATTACATTTAAGGTGTGGTATGCGAGACGAGAAAGGTCCTTGGAATCAAGTGTTTAAGAGAAAATTTAAAGATAAAGATAAACAATACTTCAATAAATTAATGAAAGAAGGTGTGGATCTTACGCAACCACCTAAAATTATAATTGATACAATACATCAAGTTAAGGGTGGAGAGGCAGATAATGTGGTGCTAGCCAGTAAATGTAACTTTCCATCACATTTTGACAAAAAGAATTTAGCAGAAAAAGTAAAAGAACTTCGAGTTTGGTATACGGGTGTAACTCGATGTAAACAAAATCTACATCTGCTAGGTACAAACCATCAATATAACTTTCCATTAGGAAAGTATTTTAAATTATACGAGGCAAACTATGTTTAGACAATTAATACTTAGTGCGCTGGAAGATAGATACAACGCACAAATATCTGAAGCCGAGGCTACGCTTAAAATATATTTAGAAAAGCCTGTAGCAATCGGTGAACACCCGCAGCATATAGAAGAAGCTGATAAGTTAGTTGAAAAAATATCACAAGCTGAGGAGAAAATAAGAATACTGCAGGAGTTTAAATTATGACAAACAAAGATATGTTTGATGATGCATTTCCACAAGATAGACAAATCGGGGGATCTCACTACAAACACTTTCATATTCAACCTTATGAATTTATTTCAAAAAATGAATTATCGTTCTTTCAAGGGAATGTAATTAAGTACGTTTGTAGGTATCGTTTCAAAAATGGTGTTGAAGATTTGGAAAAGATAAAACATTACTGCGAGTTAGAAATCAAAAAATTAAAAGACACAAAAAAAAAATGACAATACAATATGGATTGGGCATGTTGGGTGTCGGGATAATTGCAATTTTTGTGGCAGCTATTATAACATATTTTATTTTTAAAAAGCTATGACACACCAATTAAATTTTATTTACAATGATTCTGATTGGGTTTGTCCTAATGAATATCCAGATTTAAGACACGCTAAAGAAATAGCAATTGACCTTGAAACTAAGGATCCTAATATAAAAACAAAAGGTGCAGGTTGGGCTACCTTTGATGGACACATCGTGGGTTTTGCTGTAGCTGCTTTTGATCAACAATGGTATTTTCCAATTCATCATGATGCGGGTGGTAATATGGACTCTGCAATTACTACAGCTTGGATGCAAGAAGTTTTAAAAACACCAGCCACTAAAATATTTCACAATGCTAGTTATGATGTCGGTTGGCTGCTTGTAAATGGTTTTGAAATCAATGGTCCTATTGTAGATACGATGATAGCTGCTGCACTTATAAATGAAAATAGATTTAGTTTTAGTTTGAATGCATGTGCGAAAGATTATTTAGGAGAGATAAAAAACGAAACATTTTTAAATGAAAAAGCAAAAGAGTGGGGTATTGATGCTAAGGCAGATCTTTGGAAACTTCCTGCAGGCTATGTAGGTTTTTACGCAGAACAAGATGCAGGTCTAACATTGAAGCTTTGGCAGCGATTTAAAACAGAGATTACAAAACAAAGTCTTAACGATGTTTGGGAAATGGAGATGGAGCTGCTGCCTATATTAATTGAGACAAGACGTAGAGGTATAAGAGTGGATGAAGAAAAAGCAGAAAAATTAAAAAAAGAATTTAAAGAGAAAGAACATCTTGTGTTAAAAAAAATAAAACAGGAAACTACTATGAAGCCTGATATTTGGGCTGCAAGATCTGTAGCTCAGGTGTTTGATAGGATAGGTGTTGATTACCCACGAACACCGAAAACCGGAGAACCAAGCTTTACCCAAAACTGGCTAGTGAATTGTAATAACCCGATAGCGCAACTAATAAGAGAAGCAAGAGAAATAAATAAATTCCATTCAACATTCATCGACTCCATTCAAAGGTTTGTTCACAAAGGTAGAATACATTCAGAAATAAATCAATTAAGATCTGATCAGGGTGGAACAGTTTCTGGTAGGTTGTCATACTCTAACCCTAACTTGCAACAAATACCTGCAAGAAATAAAGAGTTTGGAGACAAGATAAGAAGTTTATTCTTACCTGAAGAAGGAAAACAATGGGGTAGTTTTGATTATAGCCAACAAGAGCCACGATTAGTTGCACATTACGCTGCAAGTGTTAATGAAGATTTTAGTGGTGCAGATGAATTTATTGAAGCTTATAAAAACGAAGCTGCCGACTTTCATCAGATAGTAGCTGATATGGCAGGTATAAGTAGAACACAGGCAAAGACGATCAATTTGGGTCTTTTTTATGGTATGGGTAAGGCCAAATTAGGTAGAGAACTTGGTATCTCAAAAGATAATGCAGAAAATTTGTTGAACAAATATCATACTAGGGTGCCTTTTGTTAAAAAATTAGCAGAAGCAGTTACTGGTAGTGCCTCAAAATATGGGTTTATTCGCACGATAAGGGGTCGTAAATGCCGATTTGACATGTGGGAGCCTGCTACCTTCGGAATGAATAAGGCCATGCAATACGAAGAGGCTAAAGCAATCTATGGTAACAACATTAGAAGGGCTTTTACCTACAAAGCTTTGAATAGACTTATTCAAGGATCAGCAGCTGATCAAACAAAACAAGCAATGATTAATTGTTACAAGCATGGGTTTAAACCTATCTTACAAATACATGATGAATTATGCTTTTCAATAAATGATGAAAATGATATTAAAGGAGTAAAGGAGGTGATGGAAAATGCTATTGAAAATCTTAAAGTCCCTTTCAAAGTTGATGTGGCCCTCGGCAAAAGTTGGGGTGAAGCGAAAGAGTAATAGAGAAATTGAGGGATATTACTTTGATGGTAAAAAATTAAAAACATTGTACAAAAAAACTACTTATTTTTATTAATGAAACCTTGGTCAATTGATCGGTCAGATAAAAAGAATCTTTCTTTTTCAGCTGTCAAAATGAAATACTTAAGAACTCCTAAAGATATTTGGGAGGATCTAAAAAAAGAATTTAAGTTTACTGTAGATTGCTGCGCATCTGATCAAAATCACTTGTTGCCTAAATATTACACGATAGAGAACAGCTGCTTAGATAAGGATTGGACAGGTGAGGTTGCTTACATTCATCCGTTGTTTGACATGAAGATACCTAAATTTGTAGAAAAAGCATTTTTCACAAATAATTTTACTGGTGTTTTTTTATTACCTGCTGCAACACATACAAAATATTTTCACGATTACATTTATCACAATACAAATTGTGAGATAAGGTTTTTAAAAAAACCTAAACGTGGTTTTAGATTTGGTCATGACGATGGCACGGAGGATGATCCAAACAAAATTGGTTATATTAAACCTCTCATGATTGTAATTTTCAGGAATCCTTAAACTCTTTTTTCTCTAACTTCTCAATCTCTTCAAAGGTAAGATCTTTTAACCTAGGATCATAAACATAAAACTTAAGCTTATATCCTTTTTCTTTTAACTCTTTTATTCGTTGTGGTGTCCAGTACATTTTGCTCTCCTATTTTTTTTATTCTTAATTATACCACAAGCAATTTTTGACTTTTTTATTTTATTGAATAATAGACGACCACCTGATGCAGGGGTTCTATTCTAGATGCGACACTGAATGCTTTTACGAAAATTTAGAGCGCAGTAGCCTTGGGAAAAAAATTAGTTTTTTTTAGCTAGGTTAACTAGCTATATCAAAAAGACCTTTTTGTGCGTCTTCAACACTTTGTTCATTGATCTTAACTTTAAGATCTTTGATTTTAATATCGATCCACTTCATGTCTGGCGTAACTCTACCTTGTTCCAACGCTTTGCCCGCCCACTTGGACTCCAACTGAAGTTTCTCCGTTATTAACTTTTGTAGTTGCATTTCGGTCAACCTCCTCGAAGGTTATGAAAAGCTTCTTCCAAGTAATATGTTTTTATATTTTGCTTGGACGCGATATAGCTTCATGTATTATTATATAACATAATGTGACTAGTATGCAACTATGCGTTCGTTTTGGGTTTTGGGAGGGGTACAACAGGTTTCGGTACAAAAATAGGCTTACAATCAAATCTGACCACAATTTTGCTATTTTCTATGTATTCTTGGTCCATTTCCTCAGTTTCTTCTAACGATTTAAAGGTCCCATGTGCCACTCTATAGCCATATTCCACGCAGGCTGAGTGAGTTTCAAATGTATATCCAGTGACATGTGATGACGGACACTGGCCACTTAACATACTACACATATACATAATTAAAAAATATTTGGTCATAATCTTATATTATCCTATAACATAATTTCCTTGCATATCCCATGAAAATGTTTATAAGAAATTCATGTTTTTTAAAAATACTAACAAAGAGGTTATCATGAAAAACAATATAGAGAAAGCTGCAATGACAGCTGCTGAAAAGCTTGGCGAAGCCTTGGTATTAAAGCCTGAATGGGAAGTAAAACCAAAGAGCGTTGTCATGACTCATGTCTTTTCAGTTGAGTTCAATGAGTCAACAAAAGAATTACAGTTGAAAGTAAATGGTGATGTTTACCAAACTGTAAAAGCAAAAGATATCATGAGTGGTAAAATAAAATTTCACTCTGGTCTTAGTGCTGTTATCGACAAATTTAATTTATGGAGGTTCGATGAGCCAAAGTCCAATAATTAAAACCAAATCTGATTCAACTGTCTTTGCCAGTTGGGTTAGTAGAGTCGACCAAATACTTAGTGAGGTT